TATGTGATAACCTGTAGAGATCCTACATCTACAGTTACTACATTTACTAGGACTCAGACTATAAGTAAAGCTAAGAAAGGTGTAATTGGTTTAACTGGTGCATCCGCAATCACTGGTGTTCTTACAAATGAAGCTCATGATATTCCTACCGATAGCGCTGGCAATAATCCTTTATTTGCTGGTGCTGTTACTACCATGTATGTATATGTTGGCAGTAATGATGATTCTGCTAACTGGACATATAATGCGGTAAAAACTAATGTAACCTGTGCTGAAGCTGCAACGAGTCGCACTCAAACAGTTAATGGTATAAGCGCAGATGTTGGTTATGTAGATATCACTGCTTCTCGTAGTGGTTATTCTAATATAACTAAGCGCTTTACATTGACTAAAACTAAGCAAGGTGCTGCTGGTAGTACAGGAACTCCTGGTGCTGCCGCTACGGCATATTGGTTAACAGCCTCTGTTGCAGCTTTAAAGAAGAGCCAAACAAACGTCTTTACACCTACCACAATTACAGTATATGGTTATTCAGCTACCGGTGCCAATCCTCCAGCGTTATACTCTGGTATCTTTAAGATATATGAGAATGGTTCAGGAACTCCAAGTTATACTTCTGGCAGTGCTCAATCTTCTTATACGTATACCCCGAGTGGTTCTAATGTAACTACTATAAAAGTTGAATTTTATTTGAATGATGGTACAACTAAAGTAGATGAGCAAACTATACCAGTTGTCGTAGATGGTCCTCAAGGTGCTACAGGTACTACGCCGACAGTTTATTATATAAAGCCCACAACCGGTACAGCGATTAAAAACCATACTGGTACTTTAACGGTAGAAGCGCGTCAGATTGCAAATAGTGTTGATAGCCTAATGTCTGCTGCATCTGATCCTAATGATATTCAATTGTATGTTGGAACTACGCTTGTAACTACTGGAAACGGTTATGCAACAGGCTCTAATGGTTATACAGGTGTATTCGATTCTGGGGATATCAACGGTAGTGTAATAGTTTATTTAACAGATGGCGGAACTGGCGGTACGACTACTTATCAGGTAGAAGTCGCTAACCACGACTCTTGGCAGACTACGGTTGCGGGTGATATTAGCCCCAGAGGCTTCAATTATGGAGTTTCAGGAAATACAAATAATTTAGTTATTATAAGTATTACTGCCGAAGATGTAGCTATTGATGATGTTTTTACAATAGCTTACGATGGTGTTGCCGGTACGAAGATAGGTAATACGACGAGCATTACAGGTTCTGGTACTACACTAGCTATGCGAACCTTTGTTTGGACAGAAGCAATGCTGTCTGGAAGAAATAAAGGAACTAGTTATAATATAACTACTAGTGGTCTTACTGGAAATGCTAATCAAATTTTCTCCGCACGCTGTCTTAAGAATGCTCTTCAATCTACAAGTATAACGGTTAGAGAAAATACTAATCCAGGCGGTTCTGGTGGTACTGCATATCCCTTAACTTTGACACATAACGGTACTGGTACAACTGTAATCACTACTAACAATGCTAGGAAAAGTGCTGGTAGTGACTGGACCGCTGGTGTCCACTCTACAGAATCTTATACAGGTGGCTGCTTAGTTGAATGGCAATCTAATATTCTTACAGGTACTATTGTTGGTCTTCAAGATGCACTTGGTACTACAAGCTATGATGACATTAACTTTGCTATCTATACTTACGGTACAGGAGCTTCTTGCCAAGCACGTCAAAATGCTGCTAACGTTTATGCCTTTGAAGATATGGATTCTCCAATTGGAAGTGGAAATATCTATAACGCTAATACAGTCTTCAAAATAATTTATACTGGTGATCGTGTAAGATATTACATGAATGGTAGGTTCCAATATGAGAATTCCTCGCCAGGTACTAACTTAACCCTATACATGGATTCTATTATCCAAGGTAATGAAGCTACTATTAACCACATTAAGAATGTTAGATTTATGCCGTTCTCAGCCATTACGTTTAACTCGTATGGAACTGGAACGATGTCTATCTCTAACGGTACTTTCAGAAAGTCTGCTGGTAGCTCCGCTTGGGATACCGGCATGTATTCTACGCAAGGCTATTCTGGTGGTTTCCACTTAGAATTTAATATGCCTGCTGCAACAGCTACTTATAAGTTTGGTGTATCTTCTAATCCTACAAGTTCTAGTAGCGCATCTGATTTAATTTATGCAATTCATGTTGATACAAGTTATATCCATTTTCGTAAAAATGATACTTATGTTGCAAGCTTTTCGGGTAATCCTGTTACTTATCCTCCTTTAGGTAATACTACTTTAGCGATTATCTATGACGGTTCTGCCGTTCGTTTTTATGTAAACGACGTAGAAGTTACTGCTGCAGCTGATACTAATCCAGGCTCTTTGGGTACAGTATACATGGACTCTTGCTTCTACAACGTCACTACAGCATGGGCTGTTGATGCTGTTGTATGGAAGTCTTATCCAGCTACGGATCCTTCTGCTGTTACCTTCTTAGAGGACACTATTAATGCCACTCCTGCAAACTCTCTCGTTTTAGCTGATGCAGCTACGACAACTGCTTCTTCGGGTACGACATGGACCAGTGCAACTGAGTATCAAGATTTTACATCTAATGGCTACTTATCTTATTCTTCTGCCTATAATATTGTTGGTGCAACAACTGGAAATAAGACTATTCGCTCTACTTTAACATCTACGATTAAAGCTATTCTTAGACTATTCCAAGTAGCGCCAGCTTCTGTGAGTATTCCCGGAGGTACTATTTATGATTCCATCACATTAGTAGACGTTGCAGATGGTGAGAGCGGTGAAGGTACTGCCGCAGTTGTTGGTTCTATTGAGCCATCTAATGGTTTAGCATGGACGCGTGCTCCCAATGCAGGCTCTTGGACTCCTACAGCTACTACGACAAATTTAGTTTGTACTTTTTACCAAAGTGGTGCTTCTATTGCTACAGCGACAGTCACAGTTACAAGGGCAACAGATGGTACTTTAACTTATACTGCTAATGGTAGTACAGGAAGTGGTGCCGCTGCAGTCTCCTGGACATCTACAGGAACTGGCACGACTGCCGCTACAACTATATTTACGCATACAGCAAGCGGTACTAAAGTTGCCGAGACAGTTAATTCTGTCCAAGGTGGCACAGATGGTTCTAGCTCTGTAGTTGTAATACTTAGTAATGAAACTCATGCATGTCCATCTGCATATGATGGCAGTGCTCCTGTATTTGATAATTCTGGTACAGCTATTCGAGTCTATGAAGGCGGCACTGAATTAAGTTACAATGCTGCCGGTACAAGTCCTTCTACTTGGACTGTTTCTAAAGCAGCTAGCTCTGGTGTAACATCTCCACATCCGCCTACTGATAGTGGTACTTATGCAACATACGGCGTTCTTACTGGACTTACTGTTGATACCGGTTATATTGACTTTACAATAACTGGCCAAAGAGCTAATGGAGCTTCTTTTACCGTTGTAAAAAGACAAACACTATCTAAGGCCAGAGCAGGCGCGCCAGGAAGTGGTTCAAATGCATCTGTGATCATTCTTAGTGCAAGTTCTCAGATTTTTACTTTTGATGGTTCTAATTCGCCTTCTCCTACGTCGCAAACAATTCGCTTTACTGCTAATAAGCAGAATATTGCTAACTCTACAGTCTGGTCTGCAAGTCCTAGTGTTACATTAACTACTATCAGTTCTGAAATACGTGATCTTACAGTCGCTAACTTTGGAAGTAACGAAGCAGTAACTGTTACGGCAACTGCGGGTACTTATAGTGATAGTGTTACTGTCGTAAAGGTTGCAGATGGTCCCCAAGGTCCTCAAGGACCTACAGGCCCCACAGGACCGACAGGGCCAACTGGTCCAACTGGTCCAAATGGCCAACGTGGTTCTGGACATTATTCTTTCTGGTCTGACCAAGTTACTGGCTTCTATAATAACGGTGGTACTTATCCTACGGCTAACGGTTGTTATTATGCTATGTCTTTTGTAATAGGTATCTATAATGGCGATGGCTATATTACACCTGGCGATATAGTGACCATGTATTATGGTAATCTTTCTTGCACTAGAATTTATCACGGTCCGAGAGTTAATTACACAACCTTTACTACTACCAATTGGTCTTCTCCTGTAGTACAAACCATTGACGGTAGCCTTATTGTCACTGGAACGGTACATGCGAATCGTATTGTCACGGGCTCAATTACTACGACAAGTGGCGCATTAGGCGATAATGGGATTAACACTAATAGTATAAATAATAATGCTGTTACACAAGCGTGGTCAGATACACATCCAGGTACTGTCGCGTGCAGTCCTGGAAATCTAAATTATTTTAATCTAGCCGGTGGCAACTTATACACTTATGTAAGTGGAATTACAAATACAGCTTATGCCAAAGTACTTATAACATTATATTATTCAGCTCAAGTAGACAGTGGTTGGGATAGCATGCTCTATACAAAAATGTTTAGGAGCGATGGTACCTGGCTAACTGAAGTTTACTACACAGCTATAGGTAGTGTAAAAGCCATGGTGTTTATTGATCAAGCTCCATTAACTTCTACTTATTATTATATGCCATATATTGCGATGGGAGGCATCGGTCCGACTTTTTCAACTTATGCGCACACAATGGTCGCGGTGGTGTACAAAAAATGATATACACAAAATATTCAAAAGAAAACGGGGCTATTCTCGGTTATCGTGAAATAACTGGTGAGCCTATTATTCATGAAAATGCGCTTATAGGTGTCTGGCCTGGACGTCATGATGCAGATACTCTTTACTTTGCTGTATCCGGAGAGCCGCCAGTTCCACGTGAATTGGTAACTGGTTTGTCTGCAAATAAGACAACGATACTTGCCAATGGCATAGATCAATTAGTCATTTCAAATCTCCCTTTAGACTGTTGGCTAAATGTAAATGGAGCAGCCATTCATGTAACAACAGGTACTTATACATTTACTGCAACTGCTAACGGAATTGTTGTTCTTAAACTAATAGGAAAATACTATACCAATGCAGATCTTTATATTAAAGTTATTACTCTAATTGAAAATGCTAGAGAAAATGACATTCGTTGGACTGCTGTAAAGACTGCTACTCCAGCTGAAATTGATACTTGGATAAATAATAACATTATAGATCTTCCTTCTGCACGTAATCTTTTGAAAGCCTTGGTATTGGCTGTTCGCGCACTCCATGACAAAATAGAGGGACCAAACAGCTAGGATTGCACACCAGGCCACCGGAGACATTCGCTGCGAGGCGTTTGTCTCTGGGGGATCCTGGGGCCATGGGGTGATCCTGCACTTCACCTGCGACCCCTGGGAAGTGACTATTTTTAGAAATATTTTAATATAGAGAAAGATATATCGGAATAATATTTTGATATTAACAACAAGGAACTATCCATTGGATTCCGATGCGACTGAGGGTAAGGTGTTTAAAGATAAAATAACTGAATATATCTTTGCTATTAGTTTTGGTCTTTGGGCTGGTGTGCTAGGTGTAAGCACCAAAATGATCCTAGACAAAATGGAAAGTGTGGCACAAGACGTCAGTGAATTCAGAATAGAATATATGCAACATAGGATTCTATCGACTCAAGATGTGATAGAATTAAGAGAACGTCAAGCGGCTGTAATGCTGCGAATAGTGAAATTAGAAACAGAAATGCACACACATAGAAGCAATCATGAGGTAGATTAATATGGCATTACCAGCGTTTTTAATCCCAATCCTAACTCAGGGACTTAACTTAATTGCTAATGCTGCAATGGTTAAAGGTAAAAAGTGGGTTCAAGATAAGACTGGCGTTGATTTAGATAAGCCTGAATTAAGTTCAGAAGACTATGTTAAATTAAAGCAGTATGAACTAGAGCATGAAGAAGAGCTTATTAAGCTTCGTCAAGAGGATGATAAACTTGCAGTAGAAGTTGATAGACTTTATCTTGCTGACGTTCAATCTGCACGTATTATGCAGAATAAAGCTCTAGAACAAGAAGATCTTTTCTCTAAGAGGTTTGTTTATTACTTTGCAACATTTTGGTCTTTAGCTTGTGTTCTTTATATTGGTGCAATTACTTTTGGAACTATTCCAGAAGATAATGTTAGGTTTGCTGATACTGTTTTAGGTTTTCTCTTAGGTACTCTTGTTGCACAAATTATAAATTATTTTTATGGTTCTAGTGTAGGCTCTAAGAAGAGCGGAGATACCATTAGGGAGGTAGTGAAGAATGTCGTTGGTAAATGAACAAGCTGCATTCTTTCAAGACCTCCTCAAATTAGGTGCATTCATCAATACAACTGGTTTAGTGGTTGTGGGCAGAGAATTGCAGAGGCCTTATGAAATGCAAGAGATTTATATTAAAACGAAGCGCTCTAAGACCATGAATAGCATGCATCTTAAGAGTTGTGCAATTGACCTCTATTTCTTTAAAGACGGTAAATTGACTTATGACATGGCCGATCTTAAGCCTATTGGAGATTATTGGCAATCGCTTAATCCAAAGAACCAATGGGGTGGTTTCTGGACAACGATTAAAGATATGCCGCATTTTCAACGTAGTGTCTGATACTATCCCCTGGAGTAAAATCCAGGGGATTTTTATTGCGGGAAAATGGGTATCTTATATGATAAGCAAAACCCCAACCTATACCAAGGAGGTATATATGGTTAATTTGGAAGTCGTTCGCACATTCACTATTACGGTGGATGAGGGTACGATCTACAGGCTCTATACGTATCTTGCAGAAGGTCTTTTCCGAGATAAGGAGAATACCGTTCCTGAGGAACGTCTTGTAGAGCTTGCGCAGCTCAAGGAAGATCTGCGTAAACAACTGTTTCCAACGCACACTGGTGGGTCGCGTTGGTGACACCGTTTGGGAGGTTGTGAGCCTCCCTTTTTCTCAAGGAGCTTCTATGACGCATTGGTACGTGGCCCATCTGTTCTTGGGCGAGACTCAGATGCTTGTGTCTAATGATAAGAAAAAGGTATATCCTATTTCAGGACATGGCGAGTCGCATGAAGATGCGATTGAAGACATGGGTCTGACAGCAGAGAATCTTGACAGCTTCAAAGATCTCGCTGCTTCGAATAGTTTGGAGCTGAAAATCGTTGTGACGGACATGTTCAAGTATGAGCGTGTTCTTTACAAGCCGGAGGGATTATGAGAAAGGCTTTCTACATCCTCGCCTTCATCTCCGGTTTCTTTTACTCATTTTACGCAAGAGGAGATGAAGTGGATATCACTAAACAAGAAGCCGTAGGTAAAGCGGCTATTGCTGTCGCATCTTCCGAAGAGAAGAAAACAGTTGGTGTACGACAGGTTAATCCCACCTCTTATGAGGTGACCACACGTACACCTACAGGGACCGAGAGGAAAATCGTCTCTGTAAGACGAACGGTAGGCAGTACTTATGAGGTAATTACGCATAAGTAAACTGCGGGAAAATGGGTATCTTATATGATAAGTACCCTTCCAACCACCCCTAGCCCAATGGAGGCAGTATGCGTTACTACGCGTACATCCTTCATCAGGTGGAAGCGCTCCTGCCCAACTGGCAGGAATGGTATTCCAACCTGATGGAGGCTGCTGTAGCACTGCGCGTGCTCCAGTAGTTGGAACTGACATCTAAAGGATGTCCGGGTAACTCGCACCTGGGAACAGAAGCGAGTTTGTTTTAGGGTTCTTAGCACCCCTGATAATAGTGCTAAGCGTGGTGTTACCTGTCATTATGGCATCGAGGGTAACAACGGTATTCCAGATGGCCAATGCCTGGGCAAACTGCAGTATAAAAAGGCCCACTAACTTTGTTCGAAATCCTTAACCATAAAGGTGATTTATGAAATGGAAGGATTCAGAGTGGCATGCCACAAAAGAAAGAATGGAAGTTTTACGTGAGCTATCAGCACGTATTTCGCGTGAGACTCCGGCTAAAATCGTAGTCTCACGCGAATTTCTTGACGCCGTTGCACCCTTGGATAACATCGTAAGTTATCTGAGTCATACAATCTATACGGCGGAAGATTGACTTCTTTGTTGTGTCCCTAAATAGTCCAAAGGAGGACTTATGAAGTACGTTGTTGCGATCCTGCTGTTTGCCACCCTCGGTCTCTCAATCGGTCTGTACTACCAGAACGATCGAACTGACGACAAGGCGGCCAGCTTGGAAAATGCTACGCAGTCCTACATGGAGTGCATGGCATCGAAGGATGATCTCCAGGATGAGGTCATGGCGAAGAATGAACGGATCATTCAGTTGATGGCAGAAGTGCAGGTGATGGAAGCGAAGTACCAGAGGACGTACAGCTACCGGACTCGCACGCTGCTGTCGAAGATCAACCCGTTCGATGACAACTACACGGAATGAAGAAGAAAAAGAACAAGTATCCGACCTTGCGTGAAAGATGGTTAGCCATCCGAGCAAGGTCAACTTTTGACAGCCTAGTGACTTTTCTTTCGAGAAGTCGACAGATAAGAAAGGACTATGCGGATATCATAGATAGTATGTCCAAGAGCTATCCTGGCTACTCCTATGATCCGAAAGACTTCTTAGAAGAGATTAGATCCGGCAGGATAAAAAGACGATAAACAAACCATACCACTACCCCTAAAAAGGTAGTGGTTTCTTTTGAAAGTCTTAGGCCTTATTTTTTTTTTTCGGTGTCGTAAGTAATCCCATTTACGACGCAAGTCGTAAGGGGTTAGGTGATGCAAGAAATGAAGGATGAGCTATTATTATTCTTTTTGTTTCTATTAGGAAGACTAATATTTGGCGCATTCTATCTCATTGCTATATTCTTGTGTTTCCTAACGATCGGTCCTATCCTTCGTTGGTTAATAGGATTTTAATGAGAAATCAAATTATTGAATCTCTCGTGTCCCGCATAAAAACAGAAATTCCAGAAAGAAGTACTTTGAAGTATCTTCAGAAACTAGATGTCGAAGATTATATCGACTCTGTTATTTCTGTTTTATATCTATACACTCGCGTAAAAAGAGGAGCACATCGTAATAGTGTTTATCTCACTGAAGTTATTTGTGCAATTGGTCATAACATTCGTAATAAATATAAGCTTAAAAGAGATTCTGCATTAGCTGCTAAGACTGGCGCATTTATCCTTTATACATTTGAGCTTGCGTGTATTCTTCAAGTCGTATTAGGGCAAGGTGCTAAAGGGCATGCTGCTTATATCATTCAGGTGTTAGATGATGATGAGCTTAGTAAATTGTGGGATAATCTTGAACCATCAAAAATTGAAAAACTTCCATCAGAAGTTCCATATTCACCCTGGACAACAACTAAGCATGCAACTGGAATGCTGCTTGTAAAGACGGGTAATAAGGATGTACTTGATAAAATTAGCCTTGAAACACATCCCATCATTTTTGATTGTGTCAATAAAGCACAAACTGTAGGGTGGACTATTAATGAATATATTTACAACTTACATCTCTGGGCGCTTCGAAACAAAACGGAGGCATTCTCAGATATATGGGAATTACACAACCCTGAAGCTCGTGCTACCAAGATCCGAGAAGCAAAAGCTGTTGGAGGAATTGCTAAAAGATTCCTCGGAAAACAATTCTTTCACTTGTACTATTTCGATTTTAGAGGACGGAAGTATCCGGCCACCGCTTATCTCCATGAGCAAGGTTCAGACCTTGCCAGAGGGCTATTGCTCCGTAGAGATAAGAAGGCTATCGGGAAAGCAGGATTCTTCTGGCTATGTGTGTCAGTTGCCTCTAACTGGGCAGGGGACGCAGGACGTGAAGATGGGGCGAAAACCGACAAGATACCCCTTAAAGATCGATTTGAATGGACTATCGATAATGAAGAAATCATTATTTCCTATGCGGAAAACCCCAAAGTCAACCAAGGGTGGATGAAAGCTGATAAGCCTTGGCAGTTCCTTGCGGCATGTCATGAACTAATGCAAGTTAGAATTCATCAAGCTGCTGTTAATGATCTTGAAGATTATTCTTACGAATCTAACCTTGAAGTTTATATCGATGGCTCCAATAATGGTTCTCAACATCTCTCTGCTTTAACTAAAGATGAGCTTACGGCGCCTCATGTGAATCTCGTACCACTAGATTTACCAGGTGATCTTTATAAGTATGTAAGCGATCATGTTTGGGTAAGACTAAATAAAGTTTTAAGTGAGATGACTAAGAAGGAAATTGCTGATTGTGAAAAATTGATTGATGAGCTTATAGATCTTAAAAAGCAGATTAATGATTCAGAGCCTAAAAGTGAACGTCGTAGAGAGCTTATTTCAAAGATACAAAGCTTCAAAGATCGTAATAAAGAGCTAATGAATATCGCTGCTCCAGTCTATTGGGCTAGAATTAAAGACTTCAAGCAGAGACGTAAGATCGTGAAACGCAACGTTATGACACTTCCTTATGGAGGAACCGCTTATGGCCTTGGTGAGCAGCAGATCGATGATGCGCGAAAGCATGGTATTGAATTACTCCTACACATGGAACATCGATGGGGAGCCTACCTTGGACGTGAAGTCTTTGCAGATTGTAGAGTGTCTCTCCGCAGACCTATGCAATTGCTCTCTATATTTGAAAATGCTGGAAAGCGTGCTGAAAGCGAAGGTAGATTCCTTTCCTGGACAGTCCCCATTACAAATTTCCCTGTCGTTCAAAATTACACAGAAGGAAAGGTAAAGAAAATATGGGTGCAGTATGGACCGACAGATGGTGAAAAGACTAGCACTGGATATTACGATAATACTTTGCAGCTTGCAATTTGCTTTATTGAAGATGTTAAACCATCTAAAGGAAAGCAGTCCCAAGGTGCATCTCCTAATGCTATCCACAGTCTTGATGCTGCTCATCTCGCTCTTACTGTCCATAAGGCTTCTTTTCCAGTAAGCACTGTACATGATTCTTTCGGATGTCTTCTGGCTGATATGCCTGAATTATACACACTAATCAGAAAGACTTTCGTTGAGCTTTATGAAGCAGACCCTCTAACAAGTATTATGAAAGATATTAATGGTGATATCAGTGGTATTGAATTCGGTACCTTAGATATTAAACTCATCTTAAATTCGGAGTACTGCTTTGCATGAAAGTATACAAAGACTTCGAGGAATTGAAAGAAGCTCCAGAAACGATTTATAATTATTTTCGTAATTTGGAGGATTCGAAAGAGCTTACAAAGGTTCCTTTTATGGAATGGTACGGAGGTGATGTACATCTTATAGAAAATGAAATTGATCTCATAGAGATTCCTACAACGGTTGAAGCAGTAGGTGAAAATCGTTGGAAGAGTATTACAGAAGTTCCAGATTCCTATGATAGCTGCCGCTGGTTACCTGATAAGACTTATGTAGAGATTTTTATGGGTACTACTGATGCTGGTGGGCCTACTTTCTTTATTCCTGCTGAGATAGCAAAACAAGAACCTAATGTGTTAGAATCAATTAAAATGTCAAATGAGGCTTGGTCATAATGGCTATCGAAGATTGGATTGATACTAGTGATTACTGGGATGATGAGGACAGAGCAGTATCGTGTAAATTCTGTGATGAGTATCCCTTATATTGGGAAAAAATTGAAAGTGGTTGGCGACTTTTTAACGAAGGCGGTGAACCGCATACTTGTGAGGAGTTTAAAATTGAAGATTACACGAAAGTCAATGATCTCGGGGGTAGTCAGGACCCTTGATCTAGATGTAGATGAGACTCTTCTCGCCAAGTATGAGAGGGGAGAGACTGGACTTATTCAAGTAACCTTCCCTAATCTGTCTCCTAGTGAACGTGAATTCATTATGACAGGTATTACAGACGATGAGTGGGAAGAAGCTCTTGGTCCTGAGGAATAAGGCATTATTTGTTAGATGATCCCGTTAACTTAACCCTCATCATGAGGGATAAGAAACTTAAATTTCAAGAGGCAATACTGTGCAAATTAAAGGTGCTGAACTTTACTTTTGTAAATTGGACCCGAAGCGTCCTAACGCAAAGTTTAATCGTGAGAATCCTACGTGGGAGGTTCAAATCCGGACTTCTGATCGCGAACAGAAGAAGGACTGGGAAGCACGTGGTCTGCTCGTGAAGGCTGTTGTCCCTGATGAAGAGGGCGCACAGCCGTATTGGCGAGTAAACCTTCGTAAGAAGTCAATCAAGAATAGCGGAGAGCTGTCTTCGCCTGTTCCTGTTGTTGACGGAAAATTGAAGGAGTTAGATCCTAATACGATCGGAAATGGTAGCATCGGAAACGTCCGTGTCTATCAGTATGAATATCCTAAAAAGGACAAGTCCGGCAAAGGCATTGTCAGTGTTCTTATGGGAGTACAGGTCACAAAGCATTTGGTCTATGTACCGAAGCCGCGTGATGATGACTTCGAAGAGTCTGACATGGAGACTATTGATCCTCCTGAAGAGGAAGAGGCAGAAGCCGGTAAGTTCGACTAACGTCATCAATGGGGGATTACTCGTAAGGGTAGTCCCCCTTTTTAATGAAGGAGAAACCTAATGAAATATATTTATGAAACATATAGACTAAAGTCAGAGCCACCTGAGAGAATTGATACCGCCACACGTTTTGAAGATATTGAAAATTGGATTCAAGAATTCGATAAAGAAACCTTTTCAACGTTCTTTAAAGAATATTCTATTCAAGTTTTCGATAGTGTTACTCTGAACTGTATTGATTCTATCAATGACTATGATGATTTAGAAGCTTGGAGAGTACGTCTTGAAAGGGAAGCCGCTTGGAAGCCTGAAAAAGAGCATGCATTACCTTCGCACGCAAAGCATCAGTTTGTTGATGATACCGGGTTTCATGATAAAATTGATGGTACTATATTAAATAAATTTGCTACAAAAGGGAGCACTGAGAAAGATCCTGTTAATCCTCCTCATTACCAAGCCTTTCTTTATGATCAAAATGTTAATTTTGAATTACAATGGTTGGAAGCTAAATGTCGAGAGCGGCGTTTCAGAGAAAATCCAGAGCATTTCATTTCAGCCTTAATGCTACAAGTTGACAAGTATCTTGATAGAGTAGGCTATAAAGATGAAGATCTTCAAGAGTTTGAAAAAGGGCTTTGGTATCTTAAGTTCTTGGTCGCATATATTAAGAATGGAAAGCAGCCAATCTTTGTACATGACATTGAGAACATACTTTCGAGGAAATAATGAATAAGTGGATCTTTGATATTGAAGCAGATGAACTGCTTCTCAAAGCTACGACCACTTGGGTAATTGTTGCTTATAATGTAATTACAAAAGAAACCAAGCATTGGTTGCAAGGTGATCTTGGCTGGAAGGAAGTCTTTAATAATGCTACTCATCTAATTGGTCATAATATCTGTTCTTATGATATTCCTTTGCTCTATAAACTTTATAATTGGACACCGCCAAAAGACTGTAAGTTGCAAGATACGCTATTACTTTCTCAGGCTTTAGACTATAGGCGTTTCGGCAATGACGGTCATGGTTTAGATACTTGGGGTAAGGCATTAGGCTTTCCTAAAATAGACTTTACAGATTTCTCTCACTATTCTAAGGAGATGCTCGAATATTGTATTAATGACGTAAGACTTAATTCTTTAGTTTATGAAGAAGTAATGACTGAGTTTAAACGAATTGTAAAGAAGTCGCCTCAATTTGTCAATTACATTTTAGCAGAACATTATGCTGCACGATGGTCCGCGATGGCAACTTTACATGGTTGGCCTTTCGATAAAGACAAAGGATATGAATTATTTGACATTCTTACAACAGAAATGGAAAAGACCCAGGAAACATTGTCTTCTAAACTTGGTTATATCTGTGAACCTAAAGACAAAAAGAAAGGTATTATAGAGACAAAGAAACCAAGATGGGTTAAGAGTGGTGCTTACGATCAGCATACTGCCAATTGGTTTGGCGTAGATCCTTTCTCTGGCTATGAAGGAGAGGAGAGACCTATCGCTGGAGAGTATTGCCGTGTTGAATGTAGACCATTGAGTTTAGATTCCGTTACCGATGTTAAAGTATTTCTGTTTAGAAATGGTTGGGAGCCAACTGAATGGAATTACAAAAAGGATGAAGAAGGAAGGAAAACTAAAGATAAAGCTACACCTAAAATTACTGAAGATAGCTTAGAATTCCTTGGTGGTGATGGTAAGCTTTATACTGATTATTTGATGGTAAAATCTCGCTATAGTATCTTAAAGACATGGCTAGAACATTTAGATGCTAATGATTATCTACATGGTGAGATGATGCTTATAGGTACGCCAAGTATGCGTGCACGGCACTCTATTATTGTCAACGTACCTACTGCAGACAAGCCATATGGTAAAGAGATGCGTTCTTTATTTGTTTGTAAGCCAGGCTGGAAAATCATAGGTTGTGACTCTAAAGGTAACCAAGCAAGAGGTCTTGCGCATTATCTCGCAAATAAAGAATATATCGACATTCTCTTGCATGGTGATATCCATCAATACAATGCAGATAAGTTAACAATCGCATTAGAGGCTATGGGTATTATTCATGAAGTAAAGCGTCCACAAGCAAAGCGTATTTTCTATGCGTTGTTGTTTGGTGCTGCAGGCGGTAAACTCTGGAGTTACATCTTTGGTAAAACTAATCTTCAAAAGGGTGCAACCCTAAAGAAAGAATTCTTAAAGGCAGTTCCTGGATTTGCAGATCTTTTGAAGCGTCTGGAGAATATCTATGGCAGTACTAAGAAGTTCGGCGATGGATACATTCCCTCTATTGCTGGCAATCGTCTATATGTTGATTCTTTCCATAAGCTCCTCGTATACTTGTTACAGGGAGCGGAAAAGGTTACTTGTAGCACGGCTCTCATGCTTGCTGTCGAACAACTTGAAATGGCAAATATTCCGTATATCCCTCTCATTTACTATCATGATGAGTATGACTTTATGGTTCCTGAAGAATACGCTGAAGCTGCTGCAGAAATTGGAAAGCAAGCGTTTGCTGACGGCCCTAAGCTTTATGGCATTACTATAATGGACGGCGATGCTAAGATTGGAAGCAATTGGTATGAAACACATTAAACGCATTCTTTGTTTCTTTGGAATACATTGGTCTGGCTTATGTGGCTTAGGTATGTATGATGATGCATGTAAATGTGACATTTGTAAAGTAACCCAATATGACATGTTTGTAATAAAGAAAAGGTATCCTGATGAATGAGCGAATTTACATATTCGCAGAAACATATGAGCATGCCCATAAGCATATAGCTGAACATGAGTTAGATCCAAGATACTGTGTGATTGTTAGAGATACCTCTACTATTCAAGGTCTCAAATTGAATTTAGGGCAAATGCATGCAATTGGACATTGGTATAACAATCACCAAGTATCTCTCGCATATGATTTTATGCTCTTTGATATAAAGAGAAGGAAGCAAGAGGATGCTAGCTATTATCGACGGTGACGTACTCGCATATATGGCTTGCGAGTCAAGATGGAAAAAGAAAGCTAAGGACAATATTTCAATTATATCTCTTGATGAGAACGGTGATCGCATTCCTCTTCAATTTACAAAAGAAGAAGATCGATACTATCTAGAAGAGTCTTGGGAAAACTTTAAGGAAATGCTTCAAGCGCTATTAGATGAGGTCTTTTGTGAAGAGTTTTTAATGGCTGTTAAAGGTGAGAATAATTATAGAAATGCAATTCTTCCTACTTACAAGATGAATCGGCATAAAGATCCTAACAAACAAAACATCTTTGTGCCCACGTTAAGAAAGCTTGCAGTAGCTGAAGATCTTGCCATAGCAGCACATGGAATGGAAGCTGACGATCTAATAAGGATTTGGGCTGAAGAATGTAGAGCCTATGGAATAGACTATATAATTTGCTCTATTGATAAAGACTTGCGTTGTATTCCTGGAAATCACTTCTTAATGCGTGATAAGAAGATTATTACTATTAATGAGAAATCCGCAATACGACATTATTATTGCCAGCTACTCAAAGGTGATCCTACGGACAATGTTCTTGGAGTACCACGCGTTGGTGAGATCAAGGCAGATAGGATACTTACCGCTTGTAGCGATGAGGAAGAATATCAAGAAGCTGTCGTAGAACAGTACATGATAGCTTATGGTGAAGGTTGGTTTGAACAACTACTTGTTAATGGTAGAATGATTCATCTCCTACGAAGCCATAGGGATTTCTTTGATCCAAAAGAATGGCCTGTTGTTAAAGAGTTAAGAAAGGAGATTCTTTTACCGGTTGAGAAAAATGAAATTTGAAGGTGAATTACCAAGTGTTCCTAATAATGTTGTAAAGTTCAGTAAGAAGAAGTTTGATAATGGACATTGGCACTTTTGTGAACAGATGGGTGGTAAGTACGCAGAGAAGAATTGTCCAGTAGGTTTTATATATGTCATCAGAGATAATTACTTAGAACGTTTTTATTTGGGTAAAAAGACATTCTTCGGAAATGGTATTAGTAACAAAGGTAAAGAGTCTAATTGGAGAACTTACTTCTCATCTTCGAAAGCACTTGCGGAAATGTTTAAAGAGAGACCAATGGAAGAATTTGATTTTATCTGCTTAGAGCAATATAAGACAAAGGGAACTCTATCTTATTCTGAAACTTGGTCTCTCTGTTTTGTTGAAGCACCTACGAATACGACTTGGTATAATACACTTATAGAGAAGGTCTCTTGGAATGTCAAAGAGCCTATTACGCAAAGACATAAAGATAGGTTGGCTGACGTAATCAAAATGAAGAAATTCGAGGAACAACATGCGTAACATTCTCTCTGTTATCTTTGTATTATCAGCGATCATGTGCGGTACTGCTGGTGCTGTAAATATTCTATTTGAAATTCAGAGAGGCGGCTTTCAATCGGATCATTTTCTTCCTTTAACAATATACTCATTATTAGGTATAGCAGCGCTCCATCAAAAGAAGGAGTAAGATGGGAAAGATTGTAGTTAAAAATCAACCCTGCCTAGATCAGGTTAACTGTGGCTCGCATGATGCAAGACAAATCTATGAAGAAGGTAATTCCTTCTGCTTCTCATGCGAGACATTTTTCCCTGCACAAGAAGGAGAAGTTGTGACAGAAACAAAGGTATCAAAAAGAGTTTCTCCAGATGATATTAGGGACTATAGAAGCAAAGGTTTAGAAGATAGACAAATCTCAACCAAAGTAATGGAATTCTTTGGTGTAAAAGTTTCTTTTAATGCTGAAGGCGAAATGGATGCTCATTATTATCCATATGAGCAAGACATTTATAAAGTTAGAAAACTTCCTAAAGACTTTTACTGGATTGGTAAATCGCATAAACTCTTTGGTCAAGAAAAGTTTAATGCATCTGGAAAGAAATTAGTTATTACTGAGGGTGAAATTGATGCATTATCGGTTGCACAAGCTTGGTATGAACGTTATAAACAAGTGTATCCTGTTGTGGCGTTGTCATCGGCGTCGGGAACTAAGGCGCTTCTTGAAAACCGCGATTGGATAAGATCTTTCGATGAAGTAATTCTTTGTTTAGATGAGGATGAGGCTGGTAAGAAAGCTCTTGAGGAGAGTATTAAGATTATTGGTATTGATAAGGTAAAGATTACTAAATTACCTTTAAAAGATGCTAATAAAGTACTCACAGAGCAAGGTTGGAAAAGTCTTTTAAAATATATCTATGATGCAGCTCCGTATACTCCTACTGGTATTATTAATAAAGAGGAATTATGGAAAGCACTAGAGGCCTATAATAGTATTCCCGCAGTACCTTATCCTCCTTGTTTAAGTGGTGTAAATCAAAAACTTAAAGGAATGCGTCCAGGTGAAATCACTCTATTTATTTCTGGCACAGGTAGCGGCAAGAGTACGATACTCCGTGAGATCATACTCCACGTTTTGGCCACAACGACTGATAAGGTTGGAATCGTATCTCTCGAAGAAAGCCCGGCAGAAACAGCAAGAAAGTTAGCTGGAATGGTATTACAGAGAAATCCTGCAAAAGAAGAGATCCCATTAGAGGAGCTCAAAGTTGGCTTTGATGAAGTCTTTGGGGGAGACCGAGTAATTTTGCTCGATCACCAAGGATCTATGAATGACAGTTCAATTGTTGACAAATTGGAGTACATGTGCCTTAGTGGGGCTAAGTATCTCTTTATTGATCATATCACTATGCTTGTATCTGAAGGCGCTGCGGACTTAACTGGCAATGAAGCCCATGATAAGGTGATGAATGATTTACTTCGTTTGGTTAAACGCCATCCTGTGTGGATTGGTCTCGTTAGTCATCTTAGGAAGGCTGGTAGTGGTGCTAAATCTTTCGAAGAAGGGAAATTACCTTCAATTGATGACATTAGAGGAAGCGGTTCGATTAAGCAAGTCAGTTTTGATATTATCTCTTTCGCTCGTAATCTTACAGCTGCCGATGATAATGAGCGTAATACTATCCTAATGCAGATTCTAAAAGCACGGCAAACAGGACTTACAGGTCGTGTAAATAATGTTAAGTATTCATATGACACAGGTAGACTCTCTGCATGTGACAGCATGGATGATGCAGACGCTTTCGAAAAGGTCGAAGTTCCAACACTCCATACAAAAGGATTCGATTAATGGCAACATCTGAAAAGCTTGAAAATCGTATTGAGAAAGCAGTTGATGTTATTGTTGGTTATGGTGTTTATGATGGTTCTCATCACAAGCAATGGGTTCTGAATAGAGTTTTAGAGATTCTCTGTGACGCAGATGAATATGAAGAAATTCTTAAAAATTACCCAGATTGGGATGTAGGCTTAGCGCCATGACAACTATCAAAGAACTTGCTGGAGAAATGGGCTTATTTAACGATGAGAAGCCTATCGTACGTTATGTAGAATGGATAGAGCCCTGGCATTATCATGACATTTCCTCGCCACATCCTGCTGAAGTTTATATAAACAGGACTATTAGAGTTACAGTAGAAGATGCGATTAAAATGCAAAAGGCTAATGCAGCATTTGAGAATAGAAAAAATAACCGACATTTTACGTACAAGTCTGATGAAATGGCTTTGAATGATTTTGTTGTAACATGTTGGGGAAAAATAGTTGAGGATTATTAATGACGGAAACAACAACGCCTTGGTCGTCCGTAGGTTACTTAACGTACAAGCGGACGTACGCAAGAAAATTTGAAGGAGAAACAGGAGCAGATGCTCCAACTGAAGAATTTCCAGATACTATTGAACGTGTATTAGGTGCATGTAAAGATCAATTGAAAGTTGGTTTCACTGAAGATGAAGAGGATCGTATTCGTGAATACATGCTCGCGCTTAAGTGTTCTGTTGCAGGAAGATTCTTATGGCAACTTGGCACAAAGACTGTAGACAGACTGGGCTTAGCTTCACTCCAGAATTGTGCTTTCACTGTAGTAGATCGACCCATACGCCCTTTCTGTTGGGCAATGGACATGCTGGCACTTGGATCCGGTGTGGGCTACAACATTCAGAAAGTACACGTAGACAAACTTCCAGTAGTGAGGGATTGGTTCAAAGCACCTACAAGAGTTAATCATGCTGGTGCAGATTTCATAATCCCAGATTCTAGAGAAGGTTGGGTTAAGTTTCTTGGCAAAACATTAAAGGCAGCATTTTTAAGTGAACGACAAGAGAACGGGACCTTTACCTTCTCTACCCAAGTTGTACGTGGAAAAGGGTCTCCCATCGGAGGCTTTGGCGGCGTGGCTTCAGGCCCTGAAGATCTTGTGTGGGGCATCGGAAAAATCTCTGAAGTCCTTGAACGACGACGTGGAAAGAAAATAAGGCCCATTGATGCTTTAGACATCATGAATATTATTGGCAAAATTATTGTTGCCGGTAATGTCAGACGTTCAGCGCAGATAGCAATAGGTGATCCTGATGACATCGAATATTTATTGGCTAAGAGATGGGATATTGGCAATATTCCCCCTTGGAGGGATATGTCCAATAATTCTGTTGCCTGCGACGATCTCCGTGATCTTCATGAATACTTCTGGCATGGATATGAGGGTAAAGGAGAACCTTATGGTCTCATTAACCTTCGCTTATCGCGTAAGGTTGGAAGACTTAATGAGACTGAGTACCCTGATCCGGAAGTGATGGGTTACAATCCCTGTGCAGAGCAGTCGTTGGCTCCATATGAGACTTGTTGTCTTGCTGAAGTTTTTCTTCCCAATGTGGAATCTAAAGAAGAATTCCTAGATATCCTTGAATTGCTTTATAGGATTAATAAACATTCTTTGATTCTTCCTTCTCATCACCCTGAAACGGGTCAAATTGTTCATAAGAACATGAGAATGGGAATTGGTCTTACTGGTATCTTACAAGCCTCTAAAGAGCAAAATTCTTGGTTAGCTGATGGCTATAAATATCTTCGTGATTTTGACGCGCGTTACTCTACTATGCACGGTTTCAATCGCTCTATCAAGCTTACGACCGTTAAACCATCTGGTACTTTAAGTCTGCTTCCAGGAGTAACACCTGGTATTCATCCTGCATATGCACAGTATATGTATAGGCGAATACGTATTGCTTCTGATCATAAGCTAGTTGCAGTTTGCCGTGAGCATGGTTACCCTGTTGAATATCAATTAAACATAGATGGTTCTGAAGATTACGGTACAGTTGTTGTTACGTTCCCGTTTGCATATCCTGAAGGGACACGTCTTGCAAAGGACA